GCTACCGTCAACGAAGTGGCGAAGAAATTCAACACCACGTATCAGATTGCGTACATGGTGCGCAAGGAGATGCAGAAGAAGGAGAGGAAAATTGTGTTGACGGTAAAAGAAGCAACCCTAGCCAACAAGTTGGGTGTACCAACAGCAGAGTATGCGAAGCAAAAGGCTATGATACTCAGCGCACCCAAGAAGCCCCCCGCAGGGAAATTCAAACGGATAGCAGTGTTCTCAAGCAACGAGTCCGTACTGGACACGATCAACCCTGAGTGCGTCAAGCCCGAAGAGCCAAAGTCCGATCCGGTGAATCATCCTGCCCATTACAAGGTAGGTGGAATTGAGACCATCGACTTCATCGAAGCGAAAGCACTGGGGTATCACTTGGGCAATGCCGTGAAGTACATCACTCGCGCCGACCACAAAGGCAACCGACTGCAAGATTTGCAGAAGGCCAAGTGGTACATCGACCGAGCCATTGAGAAAGCATTGATCTAACATTTGTTAGACCAAGGGTAAATCCTAGCCGCCTTCGGGCGGCTTTTTTTCGTCTGGGTGTTGACAAAGTACAAGGTTGTGTTATTATGGGGGCTTAAACACAACTGGAGTTTTATATGTTAGACACTTTAGACACTTTAGACATTGCACGTAAAGCATGGCGTGTCACGATAGCGGGTGATGGAGGGCACTGCCCCTGTTGCACCCGATGGGGCAAGGTATACGCCCGTAACATCAACGAAACAATGTGTCGGTCGCTGGTATGGCTGACCAAGGCAAGAGCCAATGAGCATGGATGGGTGGATGTGCCCGAGACCGCCCCACGCTGGCTTGTTCGTTCTAACCAATTGCCGACTCTGCGTTGGTGGAACTTGGTCGAGCGCATCCCAAGCAAAAACCCTGATGCAAAACATTCTGGTCTGTGGCGACCGACTGACTTGGGCCGTAGCTTTGCCATGTGTAATGCCGCCGTGCCAAAGACTGCCTACACCTACAAGGGTGAGGTGGAGTACATGAGTGACGACACTGTTGTGATTACCGACTGCTTCGGCAAAAAGTTTAGCTACATAGAGGTGATGAATGGCTAACACCCCCGAGGCCAAGGTCAAGACAAAGATCAAGGCAATCCTCAAAGCCCACAACGTCTACTACGCCATGCCGATCGGCACTGGCTACGGCAACAGCGGCGTCCCCGACTTTCTCTGCTGTGTGAACGGCAAGTTTGTGGCTATTGAAGCCAAAGCAGGCAAGGGCGAGGCCACTGCACTGCAACTAAAAAATCTGGGTGACATAAACAGGGCTGGTGGCTACACGCTCATCATCCGCGAGAACAACTTAGAGTATCTAACAAATGTTATATCGGAGTGTTTCGAGTGAACATCCTCACAATCGACTTTGAGACCGCCTATGGCGGGACTCTTGGGTTCAAGACCCAGACCACGGAGGAATACATTCGGGACCCGAGGTTCGAGGTTATCGGTGTTGCAGTACAGATAAACGATGGCGTACCCATTTGGTTCAGTGGGAGCCACCAAGAGTTGCACCAGTTCCTCACCCCCTTCGATCTGCCCAATCATTTGGTCTTAGCGCACAACGCGCCGTTCGATGGGGCCATCCTGAATTGGATTTTTGGCATGAAGCCGAAAGGCTTTCTGGATACGCTGAGCATGGGACGCGCCCTGCATGGGACTGAGGTTGGCGGCAGTCTCGCGGTCTTAGCCTCCCACTATGGGTTGGGTGTCAAGGGTGAACAGGTTGCGAAGTACATCAACTATTTCCGCAAGGACTTCACGCCAGAAGAGTTGGCCGACTATGGAAGCTACTGCGCGAATGATGTGACCCTGACATGGGCGCTGTTCAATGCCATGAGCGAGAACTTTCCAAAGGTTGAGTTGCGGCTGATTGACTTGACCGTCCAGATGTTCACCGATCCGGTGTTGCAGTTGCACAAGCTGACCCTGCATGACCACCTGCTCAAAGAGCGCCAGCGCAAAGAAGACCTGCTGGACAACTTTGACAAAGACACGCTGATGAGCAACCCGCAGTTTGCTGACCTGCTCAGAACATTTGGTGTTGAGCCGCCCATGAAGAAAAGCCCGACCACGGGCAAACAGACCTATGCGTTTGCAAAGAGTGACGAGGATTTCAAGGCGTTGCTGGAGCACGAGAACACAATGGTCCAAGCGGTTGTGGCTGCGCGGCTAGGCACAAAGTCAACGATCGAAGAGACCCGCACCGAGCGGTTCATTGGGATTGCCGAGCGGGGGGCACTGCCTGTACCCCTGCGGTATTACGCCGCACATACAGGGCGTTGGGGTGGGGACGACAAGCTGAACTTGCAGAACCTGCCGCGCAACTCCCCTTTGAAACACGCAATCATCCCACCCAAGGGATATGCGTTGCTGGACTCTGATTCGTCTCAGATTGAGGCACGGACGCTGGCATGGCTGGCAGGGCAAGACGACTTAGTGGAGGCATTTGATCGTGGCGAGGACGTATACAAAATCATGGCATCGGCTATTTACGGCAAGAATATTGCGGAAATTACCAAGGATGAGAGGTTCGTTGGTAAAACGACGATTCTCGGCGCAGGCTACGGCATGGGCGCGGCTAAATTCCAAGCGCAACTTAAAAACTTTGGCGTGTTTATTGAACTTGAGGAAGCGAAGAGGATTATTGACACATACCGACTGACGTACCCCATGATTCCCGAACTGTGGAAGTCTGCGGGTCAAGCCCTCAAGGCCATATTGCAGAAACAGCACACCACTTTAGGGCGGAACGAACTGTTGAAGGTTGAGGGCGACAACGGTATTATTCTCCCCAATGGTTTGCGTCTACGGTATCCGAACTTGCGCCTATATGAGAATGAGGAAGGCAAGGCCGAGATCGTCTACGACACCAAGAAGGGCAGGGCAATCATCCCCAACCGAATCTACGGCGGCAAGGTTGTTGAGAACGTATGCCAAGCGTTAGCCCGTATCGTGATCGGTGAGCAGATGTTGCTGATTGCCAAGAAGTACAGAGTGGTGATGACGGTGCATGACGCCATCGCTTGCATCGTGCCCGAGGCCGAGGCTGAAGCTGCCAAGAAGTTTGTTGAGTTGTGTATGCGCCTACGCCCTGCGTGGGCACCCGAGTTACCTCTGAACTGTGAGGCTGGATATGGACAAAGTTATGGTAATTGTTAAAGGAGAACTGATGGTTGATTACGCCTACCCCTGCATGATGGCAGAACGCGCCCTAAAGGACGCCCATGATGCGATGTTGGAGCGCGACTTTGATGCAGCCATTGAGCACACGCTCAAAGCAATGGCCGAGGTCAAGCTGATGTTGAACGCGATCAAAGAGATGAAAGAAAACAAATGAGCATCGTCTGGTCGTTCAGCAGTCTGAAAACATTTCAGCAGTGCCCCAAAAAGTACTATCACACCAAGATAGCCAAGGATATTGTTGAGCCCGACACACAGGCGACGCTGTACGGCAAGACTGCCCATACTGTGGCAGAGGAATACATCCGAGACGGCAAGCCCGTCCCACCTGCGTTTGAGTACATGTTGCCAGTGTTAGAGACGTTGGATGTAATCCAAGGGGAGAAGCTATGCGAAGTCAAGTTGGGCTTAACGAAGAACTTGGAGTCATGCGATTTCAGCGCACCGAATGTATGGTGGCATGGCATAGCCGATTTGGTAGTCATCAACGAGGAGAAACAGTTGGCGCACTCAGTGGACTACAAGACCAGCAAGAGTGCGCGTTATGCGGACGTCAAGCAACTCGATCTTGTGGCGGCTGGCCTTTTTGCCAAGTTTCCGCAGATCAACAAGGTGAAGTCAGCTTTGATCTTCGTGGTGAGTAAAGAGTTTGTGAAGGCCACCCACTACCGGGAGATGATGCCCAAGTACGTGGAGAAGCCAGCGCAAGATGTTGCCCGTATAGAGGCGGCACTGAAAAACGGGGTGTGGAACCCCGTCCAAGGACCCTTGTGCAAATTCTGCTCAGTGCGGCAATGTGAGTACAACAGAAGTTAAACATGACAAACGAAGAAACCGACACCGCCTTGATTCTTGAGGGCGAACTGAAACGCCGAGTGACCGAGGTACTGGGCCAAATCGTACACAACGTTGTACGCAGAGAAATGCAGACGCAGTTTGCCGAACAGAAATCCAACATGCTGATGGAGATTAGCATCGCAGTTGGTAAGATGATGAGGGTCATGGAAGAGGAGGGGCGCAACCCTTTATGGGAAGCAAACCCCGCAGAGTTTGGCTTGACCCGTGAAGACCTCAACACCCACAGCATAGGAAACCCAAATGCCATACGTGAACAAACCCCGACCCTATAAAAAGGAATACGAGCAACAGCTTGCCCGAGGTGAGGGCAAGTCAAGGCTGGAGCGCCAACGCGCTAGGGAAAAAATCGACAACAAGAGCACTGACGCCAACGGCGACGGACGTGCAGATATCAGAGAAGGCAAAGACGTTGCGCACCGCGTGGCTCTGTCCAAAGGCGGCTCCAATAAAAATGGTGTACGCTTGGAAGCCCCGAGCACGAATAGATCATTCAAGCGCGGGTCAAACCACAAAGTTGTATCAGAAGTCAGTACGAAGGAACGTAAGAAAAAATGACGGATGAGCATATTTGGCTTTTGAAGTATGGCAGTGGTTGGGTGCCGTGGTATGAGTTGGTAAGCGGCCCTGTGGGGGAACAAGAAGTTGACTCCACCCATTCACGTCTTTTAGACGCAGGGAAACTAGAAATCGACAAGAACACAATGCGAGTTAGATTGAAGAGAGAAAAAAATGAACTTATCAGAGTATGAATGGCCCCGGCCTCCGGGGTTCACACCGTTCGCGCATCAGAAGGTCACAGCAGAGTTTTTAGCGAATCAGCGTAAAGCATTTTGTTTCAACGAGCAAGGCACGGGTAAGACAGCATCCGTGATCTGGGCTGTAGATTATTTGATGAAGTTGGGTTTGGTCAAACGAGTGTTAGTAATTTGCCCACTGTCCATCATGAAGTCAGCGTGGCAAGTTGACCTGTTCAAGTTTGCCATCCACCGTACAGTGGCTATTGCGCATGGCTCAGCCAAGAAGCGCAAAGATATTGTTGATGCCGGGGCCGAGTTCGTCATCGTCAACTTTGATGGTGTTGGCATCATCAAGAAACAAATCATGGACGGCGGCTTTGATCTCATCGTGGTGGACGAGGCATCTGCGTACAAGAACGCCCAGACTGTGCGCTGGAAAGACCTGCGGGATTTGACACGGGCCGTCAAAGGACTGTGGATGCTCACGGGAACGCCTGCTGCTCAATCGCCTGTGGATGCTTACGGATTGGCAAAGCTGGTCAACCCCAGCGGTGTGCCGATGTTCTTTGGGCAGTTCCGCGATAAGGTCATGAGCAAGGTCAGCATGTATCGGTGGGTTCCAAAGCCGGATGCGTCCCAGACTGTCCATACTATCCTACAACCAGCCATACGCTTTGAGAAGAAGCAGTGTCTGGACCTGCCCCCGGTGACGTTCACCGAGCGCGAAGCCCCGATGACGCCCCAGCAAAAGGGGTTCTACAAACTGCTCAAGTCAGAGATGCTGATCGAAGCGGCAGGGGAAGAAATCTCCGCAGTCAATGCGGCTGTGAAGATTAACAAGCTACTCCAGATCGCTTGCGGCTCCATCTACACCGACAATCATGAAGTGGTGGACTTTGATGTATCCAACCGACTAAATGTGGTGCAGGAAGTCGTTGACGAGTCGAGCAACAAGGTGTTGATCTTCGTGCCGTTCACTCACTCCATTGAAGTGCTGGCCAAGCATCTAACCAAGAACGGCATAACGTGTGACGTTATCAACGGCGAGGTGTCGGTTAATCGGCGCTCGGATATTGTCCAGCGGTTCCAGAGTCAGCCCGACCCCAAGGTACTCATCATTCAGCCGATGGCCGCATCCCACGGGCTTACCCTAACCGCCGCCGACACAATTATTTGGTACGCTCCCTGCACCAGCGTAGAGACGTACCTGCAAGCCAATGCCCGTATCGACCGCCCCGGTCAGGTCAACCCAATGACCATCGTGCATATCACTGGCAGTCAGGTGGAAACCCGGATGTACTCGCTACTGCGGGGCAACATCGCCAACCACCAGCAAGTGATTGATTTGTACCGTCAAGAACTTTCTTCACAAGAGACTTGACAATGTACAATCTTGTGCTAAACTAATCCCCACAACAACAGGAGTTAAACATGGAAATGAACGAAGCGGTTCAGGAAGATTCGACCCCGAACCCCACCCTCGACAAGCTGACGCAGGTGTATCTCAAGATACGCGACGCGAAGGACACACTCACCTCCGCATACAAACAGCAATGCGCCGACCTGGAAGAACAGATGGGCGTCATTGAAACGCAGATGCTCGACACCTGCAAAGCCTTCAATGCGGATAGTATCCGCACCCCACACGGCACAGTCATTCGATCGGTTAAGTCACGGTACTGGACGAATGATTGGGATTCAATGTACGGCTTCATAGAGAAGCACAGTGCATTTGGCCTGTTAGAGAAGCGCCTTCATCAAACACACATGAAGGAATTTCTTGAAGAGAATCCAGACGTTTACCCGCAAGGAATGAATGTCGAAAACACATACACCGTGGTTGTTAGACGCGCAAAGGAAAATTGAAATGAGCAACATCGCTTTATTGAACCAAGACCTCCCCGACTTCCTGCAAACCGCTGGAGTCAGTGAACTCACCAAACAACTCGCTGGCCGTACTGGCACTAAGCGCATCGTCCCCAAGAACGGCATCTTCCGCAAGGTTGTCGGTGGCGAGGAGATGGGCAAAGTGAAAGGCACGATGGACGTTATCGTTGTCAGCGCCTCCCCCAAAGTGGGCCGCATCTTCTACGCGAAGCAGTGGACCCCTGACGCCGAGCCGACTGCACCTGATTGCTTCTCCAATGACGGCAATGCGCCTGATGCGGGGTCTGCCAACAAGCAGTCTGATCGTTGCGATTCGTGTCAGCAAAACATCAAGGGTTCGGGCATGGGCAACTCCAAGGCTTGCCGCTACTCTCGCCGCATTGCTGTGGCGTTGGTTGAGGACTTTGGCACTTCGCTCGAAGGTGAGGTGTACCAGATGAACTTGGCATCCAAGTCGCTGTTCGGTGAAGGTGTCGGTGACAACACCCACACGTTTGAGAACTACACCAAGTATCTGGCCAACAACGGCAAGAGCTTGGACTACGTGGTTACCCAGATGAGCTTCAACGAGGACAACGACAACCAGTCTGTGCTGTTCACACCTGTGCGCTTCATTGACAAAGCTCAATACGAAGTGACCAGCAAGGTTGCCGCCAAGCCCGAGGTGCAGAAGATGGTTGTGATGACCCCGTACCAAGCCGATGTGTCTGGTCGTGCGCCTAAGTTAGCCGCTCCTGCTCCCGCTCCTGCCCCCGCTCCACAAGCCGCCGAAGAGGTTGACGAGCCCAAGAAGCGTGAGTCGAAGAAAGCTGAAACCCCTGCACCCACTGCCAAGAAAAACTTGGACTCTGTGGTTGCGGCATGGACTGACGAGGAATAAGCATGAGCTATGGTTACAGCCAGAACTTGGTGGAGGCCAACAAAAAAGCCGATGCCGAGTCTCTGGGCGTAGCCTTGGGCCGTCTGTGTATCGAAAACGGGATTCCCGTGGGCATCATTGCGGAAACACTGGGGGTAAGTCGCTCCACGATTTACAACTGGTTTTGGGGCGTCACCGTCCCAATCCGCGCCCACAACGAACAGATCGAACGATTCATAGCACGACACAAGAAGCGCAAATAACATGTCCGACTTTGACCTACTCGACACCGTGCTGCCTACGGATGGGCGGTACTGCGTGGTTGGGATTGGGGACTATGTAGACCAACGCTTTGCAGATACGAGGGAACAAGCTGAAGAACTTATCGAGGAATTCAAACAGCAACAGGTCAATGCGTATTTCGGGTGTGCCAAGTTTGGCCCACTGAACAACAGGACGCATGAGAACGTAGCCTTTGTCCGCGCCTTATGGCTGGATATTGACTGCGGCCCGACCAAAGGTGTGCCCAATTCCAAAGGGAAGATCGAAGGCTATCTTGACCAGCAAATAGGGCTGGACGAGTTCAAGAAGTTCTGCAAGACAGTCGGCTTACCTAGACCGATACTGGTGAATTCTGGAAACGGCATTCACGCCTACTGGTTGCTTGAAGAGACACTGACCCGCACCGAGTGGGAGCCTCTGGCCAAGCGACTGAAACAACTGTGTAAAGAGCACGGGCTGATTGTTGATGAGAAGGTGTTTGAGGCGTCGCGCATCCTGCGCCCACCTGGGACACTAAACTACAAGAAAGGTTTGGAGACCAAGCCGATCAGCATGTGGAACGAAGTCTCGCCGAGGATGACGGTGGCGCAAGTGCGGGAGTTGCTGGGAGCACCCGAACCTGAACCCGAAGAAGAAAAGCCTGACTTCATCCCAAGCTCGATTAGTCCGATGATGGAAGCACTGATGGCCAACAAGGTCAAGCGGTTCAAAACCATCATGCTCAAGGCAGAGAACGGATGCCCGCAACTCAACTATTGTTTTGCAAACCAAGCGGAGCTTGACGAGCCACTGTGGCAGTCGGCGCTTTCGATTACTGCGTTCTGTGTAGATGGCGACAAGGCCGCGCACAAAATGTCAGATCAGTATCCAGACTACGACCCGACAGAGGTTGACCTGAAACTGATGAACATCAGAAAGCGTGGTGGGCCGCATCACTGCACGACATTTGAGGAGCGCAATCCGACCGGGTGCGATGAGTGCATCCACAAAGGCAAGATCAAATCGCCCATTGTTTTGGGCATAGAAATAGAAGAAGCCGACGAGGCCGACAACGAAGTAACCGTCGAAGAAGAGGACGGTGGGGAACAGAAATACACGATTCCAGAGTACCCGTTTCCATTTTTTCGGGGCAAGAAAGGCGGCATCTACGTGCGCCCGGTCCAAGAGGATGAGGAAGCGGAGCCGAAGCTGGTGTACGAGCATGACCTGTATGTGGTCAAGCGTATGCGGGACAAGGAGTTGGGCGAGGTGGCGTTGTTCAGACTGCACCTACCCCACGATGGAGTCAAAGAGTTTTCGGTCACCACCGCCGTTATTTCATCGAAGGATGAGTTGCGCAAACAGCTTGCTCAACAAGGCGTGATGGCACACCACAAGCAATACGAAAACTTGGCGACCTTTGTCATCACATCAGTCAAAAACTTGCAGTACACAAAGAGAGCAGACATTATGAGAACACAATTTGGATGGGTAGAGGGAGACAGCAAATTCATCATGGGCGACCGTGAGATCACAAAGGATGGCACGTTCTACAGCCCGCCGTCATCGACAACCGAGTTCTTCGCCAGCAAGATTCACCCCAAGGGCGAACTCGACAAGTGGAAGGAAGTATTCAACCTATATAGCCTACCCGGCATGGAGCCGCATGCTTTTGGAGCGTTAACTGCGTTTGGCGCTCCACTAATGGGGTTTACGGGGCTGGATGGCGCGATCATCAACGTGATCTACGAACACGCTGGATCAGGGAAATCGACCATTTTGCGCATGTGCAACAGCGTCTATGGCCAGCCCAAGGAGTTGATGGCGATTGAAAAGGACACGCTCAACGCCAAGATGCAGCAACTGGGGGTGATGAACAACATACCCAACACGATCGACGAGATCACCAACATGTCACCGAAAGACTTTTCGGACTTGGCATACGGCATCAGCCACGGACGAGGCAAAAACAGGCAGAAGGCGTCCACCAACGAACTGCGGGTCAACAATACGTCATGGAAGAACATGACGCTGTGCTCATCCAACGCCAGCTTCTACGAGAAATTGGGGTCACTGAAAAACACCCCAGACGGCGAGTCAGTGCGGTTGCTTGAGTACAAGATAGAACCCAACGACGTGATTGGCGTGGCCCGAGGCAAGGAAATGTTTGACCACCAATTGAACGACAACTACGGTCACGCTGGGGAAATCTACATCTCATGGCTGGTCAACAACTTGGAGGAAGCCAAGGCGCTGGTCAAGAAAGTCCAAGCCCGTATCGACCGAGAGGTTCAGTTCACCGCACGGGAGCGGTTCTGGTCGGCGGTAGCCGCTTGTAACATTGCTGGTGGCCTGATCGCCAAAGGGCTTGAACTGCACAACTACGACATTGCAAGGGTCTACGAGTGGTTGAAGGGCATGCTGGGTGAAATGCGCGTTGACGTGAAACCGCCCCAAACCTCCCCACTCACTGCACTGGGTGAGTTCATCAACAGCCACATCAACAACGCCCTGGTGGTCAACGGCGAGGTGGACGCTCGAAGCAGCATGGTGCCGCTACCTTTATGGGAACCCCGTGGGGAGTTGCTGGTACGCTACGAGCCCGACACGAAACATCTGTTCGTTGCAGCCAAACAGTTCAAAGACTTCTGCGTCAAGAACCAGACCAACTACAAGAACCTGCTCAAGCAACTGGGCGACCTGAAAATCTTCCTTGAGGCCACCAACAAGCGCATGTCCAAGGGTATGAAGGTTGTGTCGCCAGCCGTGCGGGTGTTGAAGTTTGACGCTTCGGCCTCAGAATTCCTGCAAATGGATGCAATGCTGAACGCCAATGAAGATCGAGACAGTAACGTACAGGATTAACTGGGCGAAGTTTCGAGTCGGCCATTCCTTTTTTGTACCCTGCATTGACCACAAGGCGGCAAAACGTGCAGTGCGAGAGGTTACGGGCCGACTGAAAATCCGTATTGTTATGAAAGTTGTGATCGTGGAAGGCATTAAAGGTTTGCGAGTGTGGCGCGTATGAGCTACACTGGCGGTGCTGGGAATGCAGTTGCCAGCATCATGTTTGCTCCTTGAAGGTTCTCCCTTCCTCCCTTTCCCCCGCCTTAGTGCGGGGGTTTTTTATTGTCGG